ATGAGGCAGTGCAGTATGTAAAGAAAAGAATGATACCTGAAGATCAATTTCATAGACTATATTATGTTGACGATATACGAACGCTTTCACAATTAAATACCAAATATACAGAAGCACTAAATATCAAACAGCCAAGAATTGCTTTACCCTTTATTCGCCCAGACGGGCAATTGATAGGTTTAGCATTACGAGGTATTCGTGGTGAAAAATTAAGATATATAAATCTGAAAATAAAAGAGAATGACCCTACTGTGTTCGGTCTTGATGTTGTTGACATCAATAAAGAAGTGTATGTAGTAGAAGGTCCTATTGACAGTCTGTTCATACCAAATTCAATAGCAGCAGTTGGTTCAGCTTTCGGTAAAATAGATAAGTTAGGATTGACTTATTTCACTATGGTATATGATAATCAACCAAGAAACAAAGAGATTTGTTCCTTGATACACAAACAAATCAAAGCCGGCAATCGAGTGTGTTTGTGGCCTGATATAATTGAAGAAAAAGATATAAATGATATGATAATTTCAGGGTTGACAAAAGCGGATATTATAAGTATAATAACTGATAATACTTATTCAGGGCTTGAAGCAGAACTTGAATTTACTAACTGGCGCAAGTGTTGAGCTTTTTTAGCCTCAGATATTTTTTGACGGTGTTCTTCAGAGAGGGGTTTACCTTTTTTAGCCTCAGATATTTTTTGACGGTGTTCTTCAGATTGGGGTTTACCTTTTTTACCTTTTTTAGCCTCAGACATTTTTCGTCGGTGTTCTTCAGAGTGGGGTTTACCTTTTTTACCTTTTCTAGCCTCAGATATTTTTCGTCGGGTTTCTTCAGAGTGGGGTTTACGTTTTTTACCTTTTCTAGCCTCAGATATTTTTCGTCGGTGTTCTTCAGTAAAATTACCACCTCCAATTTGAAGATTATAGGTGTCTTGGCGAGAAACAAAGACCTCATTTACCAGTTCGGCTTCTTTAGAATATGCTTGTTCAGGAGTGTCAAACATGAATAGTATTTCACGAGAGAAGGCTTCTTTACCGTGTTTTTTAACAGCACCCATAAAGGCAAGACCAGAACCAATATAACCATCATCTAGGTCATTGGTAGAGTGGGCGCCAATATAGATTTTGTTGTTGACACGATTTGTAGTTTGATATATGATATGGTGTGTATATATACTCATGCGCTGATACTCCATTTTAGTATTAGAGTCCTCGGATATTAGCGTATCGTGGAGGGCACCTTTTGCTTGACAATAAGTGTTTTTATTGTTATACTTATATATAATTATGAAAATCTGGAGAAAATGTTAATGTTGTTAAAACCTAATGTTATACTTGTTGGGATGACAACACCATCAGCAATGACTGGTTGCTTTACTGCAAATCAACTAATAGCATATGCTGCGCGTGTGAGTAATCCAAGTAATCAAATTAATGATGAAACAGCACCAAAACTATTAAAATATCTCATAAAAAATAGTCATTGGAGCCCTTTTGAGATGGTTTCTATAACAATGGAGATTACCACTACCCGTGATATATCTAGACAGATATTGCGTCACCGTAGTTTTAGTTTTCAAGAATTTAGTCAACGATATGCTAAATCTTCTAATTTTATTGAGCGTGAAGCTAGATTGCAGGACAATAAAAATAGACAAAATTCTGTTGTTACTGATGATAGAGACCTTAAAGAAAATTGGAATATGAAACAACACGAAGTTATTCGTAAGGCTAACGAAGTTTACGAATGGGCTTTAGAAAATGGTATTGCAAAAGAACAAGCAAGAGCAGTACTACCAGAAGGCAATACTGAAACTACCTTGTACATGGCAGGAACATTGAGAAGTTGGATTCATTATTATCAATTAAGAAGTAAAAACGGAACACAAAAAGAACATTCAGATATAGCTATAAAGTGCTGGGATATTATCAAACAACATTTCCCAGATGTAGCTGAGGCAGTAGAGGAATTACAATGACAAAAAAGGAATATTTAGGGATTCAAATTGATTTATCAAAAGATAAATTATTTGATAAGTTAGGCATTCAGCGACTGCAAGAAAGTTATATGAAAGAGGATGAAACCTCTCCTCAAGAACGATTTGCTTTTGTTAGTACAAGATTTGCTAGTAACTTGGAACACGCGCAACGTTTATATAATTACGCAAGCGATCATTGGCTGTCTTATTCAACCCCTATTCTTTCTTTTGGAAGATCAAAAAAGGGAATGCCGATCAGTTGCTTCTTAAATTACATAGATGATACTGCGGAAGGATTGGTTAATAACCTTTCAGAAACAAATTGGCTCAGTATGCTTGGCGGTGGTGTAGGTATCGGATTTGGTATTCGCTCTACAGATGATAAATCAGTAGGAGTAATGCCACACCTTAAAACTTATGATGCATCATGCCTTGCTTATCGACAGGGTAGGACTAGACGCGGTTCTTATGCGACTTATCTTGATATTAATCACCCAGACATAGTTATGTTTTTGGAGATGCGTAAGCCAACGGGCGATCAGAATGTAAGATGTTTGAACTTACACCATGGCGTAAACATTTCAGATCGCTTTATGGAATTGATTGAAAGATGCATGTCAGATCCTACTGCTGATGATGGTTGGAATTTGTGTGATCCTCATTCAGGTGAAATAAGAGAAACAGTATCAGCTAAAGAGTTATGGCAGAAAATACTAGAATTAAGAATGGAGACTGGTGAACCTTACATTCATTATATTGATACTAGTAATAAACATCTACCAGAGTTTCAAAAGAAACTCGGTTTAAAAATTCACCAGTCAAACCTTTGCTCAGAAATTATTTTGCCAACAGATAAGAATAGAACAGCAGTATGTTGTTTGTCCTCGGTAAATTTAGAATATTATGATTCTTGGTCTAAGAACACAAGATTTTTAAAAGATATAGCTGAAATGTTAGATAATGTGTTACAGTATTTTATTGATAATGCTCCTGATCAAGTTTCTCGCGCTAAATATTCAGCATCACGTGAGAGAAGCATTGGTATTGGTGCTTTAGGTTATCATGCATATTTACAAAAACACATGTTTGCTTGGGAAAGTTGGCAAGCCACTAGTGCCAACGTGAGAATGTTTAAACATATTAGGACTAAACTTGATGAAGTTAATTTGGAAATCGGAAAAGAAAGAGGCGAAGCTCCTGATGCAAAGGGAACAGGAAGAAGATTCAGCCATGTTATGGCAATCGCACCAAACGCATCAAGCAGCATCATTATGGGAAACACTAGCCCTAGTATTGAACCGTATAGGGCTAATGCTTACAGACAAGATACATTATCTGGGTCTTATCTCAATAAAAATAGAAATTTGGTGGGTCTTATTCAAAGTAAGATTGAAGCTGGGGAAACTAAACAGACAGAAGACGAAATCTGGTCGTCAATAATTTCAAATGATGGTTCTTGTCAACAGTTGAAATTCTTAACTGAAGATGAAAAGAATGTATTTAAAACAGCTATGGAAATAGATCAGCGTTGGATAGTTGATCATGCATCTAAGCGTCAAGAATATATTGATCAAGGACAATCATTGAACTTATTCTTTAGACCAGATGTGAATAAAAAATATTTGCATCTCGTACACTTCCTAGCATGGAAGTCTGGTCTGAAAACACTTTATTACTGCCGTTCTGAGAAAATTGGTAAAGCAGACAAAGTGTCTAGAAAAATTGAAAGAGAAATTATTAAAGAAACAAATATGGCTACACTCATAGAAGACAGTGCTTGTTTAGCCTGTGAAGGTTAGGAGTTTAGAATGTTTTTAGTAGCAAACGTACCACCAGTTCATTGTTGGATTAGAAAAGAATTTCTTTATGATTTTAAAGAAGGACATGGTGAATATGTTCCGTGCATTTGGGTAAGTATTAAATCTATTCGAGGGCAAGCATTTCGAATTGAATCTTACTTACCAGAATATGGTGCATTGTACGACAAACTACCATTGAGTGCATATGTTAGCAGAAATCATAATTTGAATCCGTATAAATTTTTGCCTCTAGATCATTTGCAGATATGGGATTGTTTGGGTTATGATATGACAGTGATTCAAAAAGTTTTTCTCAAGAACCTTACTGGCAAATTTTATGCAAAAGATAAAAATTGGTATCAAGGCAATTATATGTTTACAGTGGATCATGCTGCTCCAGATCATAACGTTATGGACTTAACATATACTGAATGGCCTGAAGATCACAAATCATATAATTTTATTGAACTTGATAATGGACAGTATTCAGCGCAACCAAATAATCGTTGTATATTCTTTGACGCAGCAAGCAACCCTAAAGAATTGCAGTTTCCTAATTTTAAAGTTGCAACAAAAAAATATGTTGTAGAACATAATCCAAAATGGGCGCTAGGTGATACTGATACGGTTATGTATGAATAATAAAGTTTTAGTAACTGGTAGTAAAGGATTTATTGGATATCAAACTGTTCTCCAGTTACAAGAACACGGATTTGAGGTATTTGGTGTAGATTGGGCAAAAGATCCATCCAGACCAGGGATATGTGTACCTTTTGATTCGGATGCCGTGAGAAACATTCTTAAAGCTAACGATATTAAAACTGTTATTCATTTTGCTGCTGACCATGAAGTGGGTAGAAGTGTAGAAGAACCATCAGTGTTTTATCACAATAATATTGTTAGCAGTATTAAGTTTCTCGATAAATGTATTCAGGCAGGAGTTGAGAACTTTATTTTCAGTAGTTCAAGTAGTGTGTATGGTAATAAACCAGACTTCCCTACTGATGAAAGAAATAAGAAAAATCCTATGTCGCCCTATGGTAGAACAAAACATTTCTTTGAGGAGATTCTCAAAGATTATGAAAGGGCATATGGTATTAAAACATTATCATTACGA